TCCCTATCGATTGGCTCAGACGATGTTGTATCGCTCCACTCAACATCGACATTGCCATCAAATCGCTGGCCTTCATAGTTGACCATGACCATCCACAAAATCGGCCCCATTGGTTCAGCTGTTTTCGTCTTTACAAAAGAATCTGCACCAGATCGGTGCCGTGCTCCATATTCCGGAATTCCAGTGGCTGACAAAACGTCTTCTGGACTGTCTCCGATTTCCGCGAGAACCTGATAACCTTCTGTGTGCGAAAACCTCGTGGCGAAACTGTCGTACTTTTCCGACTCGCCAGAACCGCCTTCCTTCGACCACATTTGCGTTACGTTGATCGCTGCCATTACGCGATTGCCTCCATCTGCAATTTGCCCTGCGTATTGGTTGCTACCGCTTGCAAAAGCCTGTTCTGGTCATCATCGAGACGCACGAGAATTCTTGGCTTGTCGTTCGGCTTCTTTCGAAGCTCTTGCAGAATCTGTTGCATGATGTCAGGAATTCGCGTGCCCGGCCCTCGCGTCAGCAACCGCCCTTCCGTGGCTGGAATGCCTTGCATCATGACCGCTGGTCGGCCTTTGAGGTCAATCTTTGATGTCGCTGCGTTTACTTCCTCGCCAAGTGCCGAGCCTACACCCACCATTCGCTCGCTCATCTTGTCGCTGAACTCTTGCCCGAGTCGGCCACCGACAGCGCCAATCTTTTCCGCAAGATCCTTTTCGCGTGCGGTCAATTGACGTTCTGCAATCTCAGGCAGCGACGTGAGGGAAGACTTAAAGCCATCTGTCAGGCTTATGCTTGCGGCTTCGCCCAGCCCAACCATCAGGCCATCTATGCCGCCCGCCCCACCGGACGCAATAAACTCAAAAATCTGGTAAACCATTTCGCCAATGATTCGACCGGCATTGGTAATGACAGCGATCACGCCATTGAATGCGTCTTTGATAAGGTTGATAAAGTTCTCACCGAACCACGTCGCATAGCCCGGTATAACAACCGTGAGTGTGTGCATAACGGATTCGCTGATGCTAATCATTGCCAGTTCAGCGGCTGCTTTGACAATCTCCCAGACGCTGCTGAGATTTGTCAGGATGACTTCGAGGAAGGTAAACGCACCGATCACCACATTGATCGCCTGCGTAACCTTTTCTTTGACATAGTCCATGATCGGCCCGATGTTCTCCAGAACGCTCGTAGCGTACTGGACGACTGGCACAAGCAACTTGTCCAGCGATGTGGCCAGTTGTTGAATTCCCGCATTGATCAGCACGCGAATCGGGGCAATGATCTTGCCAAACGACTCCATCAGCGAACTCATTGCAGAGTCAGCGCGACGGCCCGAGCCTGAGACGCTGGTCATGTCTTTTGATTGCTGTGCGAGTCCCTGATTAGCAATCGCTATGACGGCCGCCATCTTTTCCTGATTCGTCCGCATGTACATAATCTGCGGATTTAACCCTGTGAAGGCGTCGAAGTTTCCTTCAAGTGCCGCTTTCATGTCGCCCAAAGATTGCTCAGCAGTCTTGCCGGTCGCTGCTGCCAGCCCGAGTGCCGCCTTTGCTGCGTCGTCCGCCTTGTCGGTGGCAAATCCCATCGACTGAGCGGTCTGCATCAGTGCCAGCGTTGTCTGGTCGGAAACGCCTGTTAGCTTTTCCAAGTCCTTAGCGGTCTGCTGCATCGCTGCTGATGCGGCCTGTTGCCCACGGATCGCCAATGCTGCGTTCAGTCGCTTTACTGCTGCTGTCTGTGCGTCGTATGCTGCATTGATCTTGTCGAGTCCGCCAAGTGCTACCATGGCTCCCTTTACGGCGACGTATGCGGCAACAAGCCCTTTCGATACAGACGCAAGAGCTTCTGTTGCTTTTGCTGTGCGTCCTGATTGGTTTTCTACACCCTTGAGTGATTGTTTTAATGAGTCCAACTGAGGCTTAATGGTCGATTCAATTTTTGCCGTTTTTGCAGATGCAATTATCACCTTCGAGTATGCGTCTGCCGCCCCCGTGGCAATAGTGGCTAGTGACTTTGCTGCGCTTTGAGCCAAAGAGCCAATGGCTTTTGATAGCCCGCCAGATGCAGAAGCAAACGTTTTTCCCAGTGTTTGCGATGCCCCAGAAATTGCCCCCAAAGATTTAAGCACGCCATCGAATGCAGCACCAGCAAGGTTTTTCCCGCCGATTACAAAGTCAATGCCGTTCGTTGCCATTAGTCCCGCCGCTTCATTTGTTCTTCGGTTATTCGATGTTCTTCGCTTCTGAGCAGTTGTCGCAACTCAAACCACCACGCCGACTGATCGAGCAATCCGCCAGAGACTGGCAGATGCTGTTCGCTTGCCGCGACGATCTGAATGTCTGAAATCAATTCCTGTCCTATGTACTTCGACGGGCATTGGTCGATCATGTACCAGCCTTCGCTGCAATGCTCACACCCGCTTCCGCCACACTCCGCACATTCAATTTCTGCCGAAAACTCTTTCGACACTACGCCTTGACATTTACCCACGCACGATTTGCACAGCTCCCCGCATCTCAGGAGGGCTGCAACTCTGACTTTTTTTTATCGTCGACCGTTGGCACCGTGGCCGAAATAAGGAACGTGAACACCTCCATCAACTCGTCCAGGCTCAACACGTCCCCCAGCGTTTCCTTGCTGAACGGGATCTCGATGTTTTCCCATCCAGTGATGCACGAGAACGCCGCGTCAATGATCGCGTCAAACTTCGCTCCCAAGTCGCCGCCCTCCAGCGAACTCATGAGACCGATCAGCTTCCGCTGTTGGTTCAATGTTGGAGCTTTGGCGTAAATTTTTGGCTGTGGCGTCTTGTCGAGATCGCACGCCAAAACCATTGTCAGCCGTGAGTTAGGGTCGAGACTTCGAGGCATAAACCAATCAATCAAAAGTGATAGTGAGTTCGGTATCGGCAGAACTGCCGGCCGTGCAAAGCCACGTCAGATCGTCCGACATAATTCCGTTTCGGTCGCCTTGCTGCTTGTTCTCAAGTTGAGCCTTTGGTGCGGCAATCGTGATCGAGTTTCCGGTTGCTCCGATCTGCATCGAAAACGCCTGAGCGGAACTGGTCAGCCAAAGAGCGTCACGGTCCTGTGTAGCGACCAGTGATGATTCCGGATTTGCCGTAATTACTGGAGCCCTGTCTGTGACGATCGCTGAAATATAACCGCTGCGATCACTGGCATTGATGCACTCCCGCATGGTCACGGTATTGCCTGAATCAACCTCAACAGATGCTGTGCACAGTGCAACAGAGTTAAACGTTAGGGCACCGTTAGCGACTCGCAAAGGCAACACGGTCGGATACGTTGGCGTCAGTATCGCAGTGTCGGTTTCGTTGGTTGAGTATTTGCCGGTGAAGGTGAATTCAATCATCGCCTGCTTTCCAGTTTCGGCAATGATCTTCCACGTACCCATAGCACCGGAAAGAAGCGACAGCTTGCCGTCTTTATATTCGCCTATCGTGATCGTCTTTACGCCGCCTGCAAGCCCCGGCCCCTGAGTTACCGGAGACAAAACAAGTCCCGTCGCAACCCATCCGCACGCCGGAAGCAGCACTGAGGCCCACGTTGGCAGCGTCGTGCCGTTGTAGCTCATGCCAAAACGCACCGTGCATGTGCCTGTCATGCCTTCCGGAATACTCGGCAAATAATTGAACCCGCCCTGCCCTTCGCGGCGCGTCATGGCAACATTCGGCTGAATCACAAAGTCTTCTGCGTTAAACGCAGCTTCAGCACCTGTTAAAGCTTCGGCAGTTCCGACAGTCGTTTCGACCTTGGCTGCAAATACTCGACGACGCCTCAGAAGTCCGCTCATTGTTTTTTCCTATTTCTTGACCAGGCCATTTGCCCGGAGAATGTTGAGGTTGATTCGTCGTTCCATTTGCTTCGACAGTTCTTTGTTGATCTCTTTGACCTGTGGCCCTTCGAGATCGTTTTTGGCGTAGGCTCCAAATGCTGACACGCCAAATCGTTGCTGAATCGGCTGTCTCATTTTCCCGGCATAACGTCCTTTAGTCATCTTTTGAGCAGGCCCGACGCGAACGAATACGTTGCCCTTCCAGCTCATTTTTATCACGCCCGGTTTTGGACCTTGAAACGCTCCGTTGATTCTTGAGCGTCCGCCTGCTTTACTGATCTTGTACGATACGCCTCGGTTGTCTTGCTTCGCGCCGAAGTGTCGAAGTCCGAGTCGTTTTGTTTTCTTCAGTGAAACCACAGCAACCAGATTTGTCTCCGTCGCCGTAGCTCGCAAACTCAATGGCCGTTCTGCCTCGTCCTTTTTCAGATTGACGGTCTTGCGAATGTCTCGCCCGACCTGCAGTTTTGTTTTCTTGCTGGTTGCGTTGATTGCTCCAGCCAGTTCCTTTTTGATGCTCTTTTTTGACTTACTGACCGCTTCCCGCAGTCGCTTCAGTTGCTTCGCGTTGATCTGAATTTCAATCACGCTCGCACCGTGTATGGGTCGCCTTCCGTGACTCGATATGTGACCGTTAACGGAATTGCAATTCCGTCATATCCACCATCGGAGACAACTGTCTGTTGTGCTCCAAGATCGGCATTGATTGCCAGTTCCCCGAACGTGTGCCACGTTGCTGCGTCGTTCACAATGGCCTTGTGAATTTCCGCTTCCATGACGTCCTCGTAAACCTCGACAGGAGTAGCGTCCTTCTCGCTTGGAGCGATATGAACTCGAATCAGAAACGTCTGCTGCATCCCAATTGCTGGTGGATTGCCAGGGCAGTCCATTTCTGGAGCCCGAGCCACCTCACCACGGGTTAACACGATCAACCCGTGCTGTGGCGTGTACGTCGCAATCTTTGTGGGCCTGACGACATCCGCAAACGAATAGGCCCCAGCACTGCCCGACACCAACACCTGAAGCCGCGCGAATATCTCATCTGAGATTCGCGAGACGACAGGCGTTTGAAGTGTCAACGACATATCAGCACCAGCATTCCTTCATCATGTTCCGACAGCAACTGCACAGATCGTTTCGTAGCCGTTTCTCCGAGTCTCACCGGGAACTTGATCTGATCACCGCCCACGTTTAACTCTTCGCTGCTGATGCCTGTTGTGGCACTGTTGGCAACTCTGACTTCAAACTCTGGGATGATCTGTTCGTCCGGATTGAACGTCGCTACCTGATTGCGGATCACGACAGCCTTGATAGTTCTCGGCGTTGATGGTGATCCAAACCGATGCGGATGGTACGTAACCGTTTCAGCGAAGTGATCGCTGTTGAGAAACACACCCGCCGCATCAGTTACGATCCGATCCGCCAAGCTCATATCAGGCTCGCTTCGATACGATCTTGATGTAATCTACGGTAAAGCTGTCGGTGTTCGCGTCAGACGTTTTCTGAATCTGAAAATACGGCTGAACACCAGCAGTGTATGCAGACATATCAAACGTCGTTGACTGTGCAACACGAACGCCATCAATGTAAAACTTAACGTTGCTTTTCCCGCCCGTGAAATCAATCACGAATTTCTTATAGACGGTACTGGTGAAACTGGCACCTGTGGCGACATCGTCTTTGTCGGTCGTGCCGTCATCGGTTTCAACAACGATTGCGTTGCTGCCGATCGCCCGAAACAACGCATGTTGTGCAATTGAATCGATTGCATCGTTGCGGGCACCCGCCACGCCGAATGCCAATGATGTTGCTGAATCAAGAACGCCGCCGACAGCCGCCGTCATCTTGACACGCATTTCGACTCGTTGCAGCAAGTCAATATCGTAGTTCAAGACGTCGGACTGATAGACGCAACAGTTTTGCACCTCGGTTGCACTTGAATTTGCCAGCGTCAACTCACCATTGATCCCGCCGACTGTCGCTGTCGGAGTTGTGCCCGTGACCACCAGGTCCCACTGATCGCTGCCAACTGGTGACGCCAGTACGGTCTGCGGGCCAAAAAAGTCTTCTGTATACTCAACAAAATCCTGAATTCCTGCCATGATCAACACCCTTTCGAAACAACGGTCATCGCATTCCGCTACGTTGTGGAATAGCTTTCAAAAGTCCGGCCGATCACATGACCGGCCGGACGGTCTCAAACTGCCAGAGCATTAAGCCCCGGCGTGCTTGTACAGGCCACGGAAGTCAATGGCAGCAACGCCAAACGTCTGACGCACCTTGTACTTGTAAACGTCCTTATCGAAGTCCCATTCGTTTTCGAGAACTGGGGACTGTTCGCCTTCAAGGAAAGTGATTTCGACCGTGTCAACTTGGCTGTTATTTGCGGCCAAGTACCAAGCTGTCGAGCTTGAAGCATCCAGCAGCGGCTCGACGATTACCTTTAGCGGTCGGTCGCCGTTTGGCCCGTAGATGTTCTTGGTGTTGCTGTTGCCAGCCGCAGAGCCACCTACAGATGGATCTGCGATAGATCCCAGCAACTGCAGTGCGGTTGCACTGATGGCCGCTGGTACGATCAGGAATGCTGGCTGAATGTTCAGAATTACGTCTGAACGCAAGCCCTTTTTGGTCATCATGCTGATGTAAGCGGTGTTCAAAGTTGTGACACTTGGAGCACCAGCACCAGTTGCAAGGTTTGCGTGACCCCCGGCAGTGGTCTGTGCTGTTGCGTTGAACAGGAGACCCGTGTCGGCCATTGCGGCGTTTGCAGTCAGAACGCCATAGACGGCCTGATTCTGCAATCGTCGGCACGCTGCACCCTGCATTGCGGGAATGCGGCTGATGGCATCAAGGTCATCGTTGACGACGGTTTCCCATGTTACTGTGAACATGTTGCCGTACTTGTTGACCTTATACACTTCCTTCGCATCGCTCATCGGCGCGTCTGGATATGGAGACCCTTCTGGCACCATTTCGGGCGTGCCCATTTCGCTGAATCGAATGCGGTTCAGATTTTTGAAGTCCGCAGTTGTTCCGGCATCGCGAGCCCACATGTTCCACGTGTATGGAGCCTCCTCGTAACCCGCCAACAGTGTTTTGTTGGCCGCGTCCAACAACAGGTTGCTGAAACTTCCGGTCGTGTGGTACGCATCACGCTGAATTCGGAATCGATTGGCCGTTCCGGGATGTCCCATTGCAACCAGAGCGATATCCTTAGCGGCCATGCGGCGGACATCGCAACCAAGGCGTTCCGCGTAAAACTCTGCCATACGGCTGAGCTTCATGTTGCGGAAGTCCTCGTGTCCGGCCGCTGGACGTTCAATGGTCTGCCGTGAACCTGCAGCCCGCAGCGTTCGCATGATCAGACCATCACGGGCCGCTGCAAACAGTTTGTCATCTGAGGACTCGGTAACGGTGACACGCTCGGTCGTCTGACCAACAGGTTTGGTTGCCATTCTTTCAAGAACCTTTGCACGGGCTGTGTTGAGGTCGACGCCATCGTCACAGAGTGAGTCTGCAAAAGATCGCTCGATCTTGTGGGCAGTACAGAGACTCTGGATTTCTTTGCGTCGTTTTGCATCAGCTCGCAACGCGCGGGCGATGGCTTCACCGACATCCTTCTTTTTTTCTTCGTCCGTCATGGCGTCCATATTCTCGACTTTCTTTTCTTCGCCGGGCTTAGGATCGCCCTCCATGTTTTCCACCAGTTCTTCCGGCTCGGCCACGGCGGCCGCACCTGTTCCAAGTTTGCCAACAACCCATGCCAAAATCTGGTTCGGGTCGGTCATGCCTTCTGGAAGTCCCATTGCTGCCAGTTGAGTCAACAGTGCCTCGTCCATAGTTCTTGTAACCTTTCTTTCGAGGTCTGTGTATGACCTGCGGACAGTGGAAAGCTCGTCCGCGCCCGTGGCACAGATCGATGCGTTATGTGGCTGCCATCGCGTGTGGATGATGGCCGGACCTTCAATCGTTTGGCCGCGTCGTGTTGTGTACGACTGGCCGTGTGGAACAAACAGCGATTCCATTGGCACAGCAGTGATTGAAAAATCAGTGATGTGCCCTTCGTTCATTCGCTGGCAGATCAGTTGTGCGTCTGGATCACTGGCAAAGCTCGGCGAACCATGTAGCTCTCCATCGATAACCTGTAGGCCGCGAATGCTTCCAAAAATGTTTCTGACTGTGCTGTCGTCGTGGCTGTCAACGATTGGGATTTGTGATTGATTGGCTCGAAGGACTACGCCTTCCATTAGCAGCACTTCGTTGATCACGTATCCGCGTTCTTCGTCGTATCGTCGCACTGGTGTCTCGGTGGCAATGACGACATCAGAAACGCCAGAGGCATAGCCGACCGACCGCAGGACCATTTGGCCCGCTGGCTTCTTAACTGGTGGTAATTTGCCTCGCTTACGTGGCATTCTCTGTCTCCGGTTCTTCGCTCAAATCAGTGTCGACAGTTCCGTCCTGAGCGTCTTGAATCAGCATCGTTGCTGTGGCTTCCGTTAGTCCCAGCGTCTGCAGCATTACGCGAGCTTTTGTCTCGCTTGCAGTGCCTGCGATAAACTCAGAAAGGATGTCTTCGATGGCTTTCCGATTTCTACCCCACTGCAGCCGCGAAGTGTTGGCCATTTCGCCCGCTGGTTGATTCGCTGTAGCATCGCCGTTCGGGTTTGCAGACGTTGCGGCCATCTGTTGAGCTTCGGCCTGAGACGCCTCGACGTTGGCCATGTCTTTTGTCACAAGTCCAAGTTGCCGCTTCAGCTTTTCTTCTTTGGCTCGCTGGTAGAACACGTTCCGCCAGTTCTTACCACGCTGACCAAGCTCGTCCTGGTATGTGCTCTGGAACGAAGTCAACGCTGCGTCAGATGCGGCCTGCTCGCTTTGCGGGTCTACCCATTCCCATGCAGGCGTTTGCCATTCGACGGCGGTCGATGATCGCCGGTCGTCAAGAATCTCGGTCATTGATGGAAACCCATCGACGCCCGCCGTTGCTGCTTGGTCACAAAATCGATCCCAGATCGGCTGGCAGCAGTGCTGAACCATGTATTTTTGCCATCGACGAAACCGGCGACGGTCTTCCAGCATCGATGTGCGGCTGCTGCTGTAGGATGTACCGGAGTAGTTTCTGCTGACGACCTCGTAACTCAAGCCAGTGCCGACTGAAATGCCGCGAAGCATTAGGTTGATCCACGGTTCCGACGCTGAGTTCGGACGGCCGGGATTGATCGATTCGACCGATTCCCCTGGCTGCAACCTGACAACCATTGCTGGTTCAAGATACTCAAACTGATTGCCGTTGACGTCTGTCGATTCGCTGTCTGTCGATGGCATTAAGCCAGAACCGGCGCGGCCCGTTGTCGTGATGGCAACGCCGAAACACGACGCCACCGCAGACGCTTGAATCTCATTGTCCACGTAGACGCCGAGATCCCGCAACCACGACATCACTGGAGCAAACCACGAAACGCCGCGAGTCTGTCCAATGCGGTCGACTCGGTACAAATGCAAGATGTCTTTTGCGTCGATGCGATCCGGAAGAACTCGCGTTGCGTATGGCCCGTTTGGATGTTCCGGATAGATCCAATAGGCTAGAGGCTTGCCAAGGTCATCAAGTTCTACGCCTCTGATGATCTTGTTGCCATCCTTGCTGTGGATCTTGTACGTGTCTTTTTCCGTCGCGATGCGGTCTGCTTCGATGACTTCAATCGCGAGCGGAATCGGGCGATAGATGCCGCGATACTTCAGGGAAGGCGTGTTTACCAGGTGAATAATCACCTCGCCTGCCTCGACCATTTCACGCTGAATGAGCTGCTGGATTTCTGCAAAGTTCATGCGGCCATTGACGTCGCATACTTCGCACCACTCTGCCCATTTCTTGTCTCGAACTTCGTTGACATCCTCGATGTCAGTGCCTTCGGGTGTTTCGATCTGCGATTGAGCACCAATGCCGCAACCGACCACTGAACTCACGATCGTGTCGACAACGCCCCAGGCATAAGCGTTGTCACGAACCAACGCGCGGGACCATGCTCGCAAAGCGTCTGCCCCAAATGGCCCGAGTAGCTCAGAATCTGCCGACTGATTCTTCGGCCGCTTGTTGTTCGTCAGCCGATTGGCTTCTGCCCCTTGAAACATTCGCTCAAGCGTTCTGCGTTGCTGCGTTCGCTTGACTGCAGCCGCTGGCGAAAATACGCCGATGATGCGATCCAGAGTGCTGCCGATCATTGGCTAGCCCTCTGCAGTTTCGCGAGTCGAAACATACCGCCGCCGCCACTTTCGCGATCAGCTTGGATCTGCAGAATGTTCCGCTGCTCCATCAGCGTACCAAGATCCAACGCAGTGACGGTACGTGAACCAATGCTATACGATGCCGCGCCCCCGGTCAGGAGTGCTTCAATCGCCGCGTCGATCTGTGCGAGTAGGGATGCTGCTGATGCCATGCCCTGCATTGTTGAGGCAAGGCGATGCGTTTAGCGATAGAGGGCTGGTGTGTTGTTGCTATGATGTAGCATGGGCTACATTATTCAATTTCTTTCCATGTCCCACCACAAAACCCACACTTGCAATACCGCGTGCGGCCCTGCGTACTATAGACGCGGCTGCATGATTTGCCTTTGATTTCCTCATCAAGATCACGCAATCGCTGGCAAGCGGTGCAAGCCATCGGCACAAACGATGTGACGCGGGCTTTTGGCTTAACGCTTTCGGAGACTGTTGACCCATCCGCCTGCTCTCTTTTTGGGGACTCCATGACGTTGGCCTGCAGGCTTTCCGGCTGGCGGTTTCTGTTGTGCTTGCTCATTTGGGGCTTTCGTTCTTGGAGTAACTGAGGGGCCATCCGGGTTCTCTGCTGTTGGTGAAAGGAGATAGATGCCGCGAGCACTTGCCGCAGCCGCTGCCATGTATGTTGCGTCGAGCCAGTGGTTGTTGTCGTTTATCACGTTCCAGTACGTCTTGACGCCTTTGCCTTCTTTGAACTCGCTGACAAGTTCTTCCGCTGCAATGTGCTGAGCGTACGACGTGTGCTTTCTATCGTTTGGCTGCACGAACAGCGACAGTGCCCCACGTCGCAGAAAGTTCTGCTCGTCAAACGTGGGCGTCAGAAATCGCTCATGCACAAACTGTTTCCAGTAGTCTGTATTGAGTTCGTACAGCCAGAGGCCCTGTGCTTCCTGATAGGCCGCGTGCATGTGGGCACCCGGCTTGATCTTGTCGGTTTCTTCCTTTTTGTCTCTGTACTTGCCGATACCCTTGGACACGTAAAACGGAGCCCCGTGAACATCGCGAACGAACTGATACGCTGCATCGGTAAACGTTCCGGAGTCAATAAAAATAGCTTCAACTTTGCGTGCTGATCCAGCCGCGTCAACGTATTCCTTCGACAGCAACTCATCTCGCCAGTTCAGCAGTGCGCGATAAATCATCGGCTCACTGCTCTGGCTGTCCATCGC